TAATGACGCTGGTACAGGATTTACTGGTACTGGGGCTTCTGTGACACTACTACCAAAACGTGGTATCGATGTAAGAACTGATTTTGAATATTATCTAGCAAGAAAAACCAAAATTGCAGTAGACTTTGGTGGTCAATTCTTTGCTATTAATGGAGTGTCATCATTAAATCCAGGCGAACCTCTTGATCCTACACTTGGATTAGTTCTTTATAATTTAACATTAGAGCCATACACATTTGCTACAACAAATACTAATGTACAAGTAAATCGAATGGACAATAAACGATACACTATGCGTGATATCGGCAAGTTGGAAAAACGAATTGATAACTTAGAATTTTATACATCGCTATCATTACTTGAGCAACAAACTGAATCTTTAGATATTATCGATGCAGATGGTTTGAATAGATTTAAAAATGGATTTATTGTAGACAATTTTTCAGGACATAATACTGGAGATACCACATCTCCAGACTATTTAAATTCTATTGATATGGAAAGGGCAGAACTTCGTCCATTCTGTGTAACTCAAAATATAAATTTAGTTGAATCTATTTCTACTAATAGTGCACGTACTGCAGCAAACTACAAATTATACGGTGATGTGATTACATTACCAGTTGTTGCTGATCTTCCTCTTATCACTCAACCCTATGCTTCTCGTTTAGAAAACATTAATCCGTTTGCAGTATTTACATTCCTTGGTGATGTGAGAATTAATCCTTCTTCGGATGATTGGTTTGAAATAGATCGACGCCCAGATTTAGTTATTGATATTGAAGGTAATTTTAATACAATTAAAAATTTAGCTGAAAAGGCAGGTGTTCTTGGTTCTGTTTGGAATGCTTGGCAAACTCAATGGACTGGCGCACCTATTAACACTGGTCGTGTAGTATATACTGCTGGTGATAACTGGGCGTCTGGTTTTGGTAATGCTCGAATTTCTATTTCTGAAATGAATGCTCGCTTTGGTGGTGGTGGTGGTGGCGATAATGCTCGTCAAGTTACTGTAGAACAAAGTGCTACTCAAATTGGACAAAAAAGAACAGGTATTAAAACTACTCTTATTGAAAAAATAGATAGACAAGTAGTTGGAGATCGTGTTCTTTCTACTGCGGTAATTCCTTATATTCGTTCAAGAAATATTCTTATTCAGATTCAAAAGTTAAAACCAAATACTCGTTTCTATCCATTCTTTGATGGTATTGATATTTCTGCTTATGTAACTCCAGCATCTAAAATAATATATACCCCAACTGGCACAGGTATTGCAGCAAAACTAATAACACATAACAAATTTGATATAGAAACAAATGTTGGATCTAGTGCTACTGTTTCTGCCAGAAGAATTGATGGTGATTCTCAAGTATGTTTAAATCGTGGTGACTTTATTACTGGCGCCACATCTGGTGCAACTGCAGTTATTGTTGGAAAAGAATATAATCTTGATGACGGAACATTTGCATTATATGTGGTAAATATTAAAGGAATAACATTAACAGGATCTATTTCTGGAACTACATTAACAGTCACTGCAACTTCTGGAACACTTGCCGTTGGTACCATTATTAGTGGCGCTGGTATTACAGCTGGTACTACTATTAGTGCTCTTGGAACTGGAACTGGTGGGAATGGAACATACACACTTAGTGTATCACATGGAACTATTGCTTCAACCACAATAACTACACAATTCTCTACCAGTGAAACAATTACTGCATCAGATACTTTAGGATATGCTGTAGATGCTACTGGAACTGTTGGAACAGTTACCACTAAAGCACTTGGTGGAACTTTAATTTCAAACTTTAATGGTGATGTTCAATTATTGTTTAATATTCCAAACACAGAAGCATTAAGATTCCGTTGTGGTAGTCGTGAACTTAAATTAGTTGATGTTACTACTGCAAATGGTGAGTTCACTTCACGTGCGAGAGCAAATTATCATGCAGAAGGTATTCTCGAAACTAAGCAAAGAACAGTTCATGCCGTTAGAAATGCAGAGTTGGCACAAGAACCACTTGAAGATAATCAAGTTATTACTCAAACATCAGAACGAGTTGTTGCTGATACTGGTTGGTGGGATCCTCTTGCACAAACATTCTTGATTGAACAGAAGGGTGGTTGCTTCTTATCTAAAATTGATATATTCTTTGCTACTAAAGATGTGGCAGTTCCAGTTACACTAGAAATTCGTGAAGTAGTTAATGGATATCCTGGAAAAAGAGTTCTTGCGTTTTCTCGTATAACTTTAAAACCAGAACAAGTTGACGCACCTGTTGCTGGTGCTGTCATTGATACAACTGTGTATAATACAGTTTTATTAGATGATGTGACTGTTGCTAAGTACGATAAACCCACAACCTTTACATTCCCTAGTCCAGTTTATGTCCAAGAGAATGCTGAGTACGCTATTGTTTTAGGATCAGATTCAAATAATTATAAAGTTTGGATTTCTCAAGTTGGTGATTTGATGCCAGGAACTTCTCGTACTATTTCTGAGCAACCATACCTTGGTTCATTATTCAAATCACAAAATGCTTCTACTTGGTCTGCAGATCAAACTCAAGATTTAAAGTTTACAATTTATCGTTGTGAGTTTTTAACTAATGCAGAATCTAATGTTGAATTTAATAATGATGCTCTTAGCTTAGTTAGATTAGAACCAGCACCATTTGAGACTAGAGTTGGTGTTGCAAAAGTTCGTGTATATCATACAAATCATGGAATTCCATCTGATTCTTATGTAACTATTAGTGGTGTTTCTGCTGATGTTAATGGTATTCCTTTTGCGCAATTTAATACTACACATACAATTAGTGACGTTGATTTAGATAGTTATTGTATTACTCTTGCTTCAAATGCAACTTCAACTGGATACAGTGGTGGTTCTCTTGTGAAAGCAACTAGACACATTCAATATGACGCAATTCAACCAATGGTTCAACTACAATCGTTCTCTGATACTCCAGTTAGATTTAGATTCAAAGGAAGAAAGGGAAAATCTGTTGATTCTATTACACAAACAGCTTATACAATAGATCCTGCTTATATTGATGTATTGGCAAACGAAACTAATTATTTTGAATATCCAAAAATGATTGCTTCTGAACAAAATGAGGAACGAATTGCACCTAATGGAAATGCTGTTTCGGCTGGTGAAGGTGTTAAATCAGTTATTTTTAATATTAAGATGAGCACTACAAATAATGCATTATCTCCTATCATAGATACACATAGACTAAGTTTAATTGCTATTGGAAACAAAGTTAATAATCCATCAGAAACTAATTTAAATGTCGCTTCTTTAGATTACAATATATTATTAAGTAATGCCACTGGTGTAACTATTTCTGGTAGCACTATTACCACATCAACACAACAAGCTGCATTTAAAACTGCCACTGTGGGTAAGTTTTTAACTATTGCTGGCGCAAGTTCTGGTACTAGCACTAAGTTAATTACAGCGGTTGCTGCTGATGGAACTTCTATTACGTTTGATTCTGCTCCAGATGCAATTACTGGTAATGCAACATTAACTCAAAGAGAAAGATTTGTTTCTGAACTCGCTCCATCAGAAAGTTCTACATTTAGCAAGTATGTTACTAAGAAAGTTAATCTTGCAAATCCATCTAATTTCTTAAGAATTAATTTTGCTGCTAATCTTCCTGCTGAAGCATCAATTGAAGTTTGGTATAAAACTAATGAAGTTGGTTCTACTACATCATTTGCAAATAAATCTTACAGCCAAGCAACAATAACATCGGCTATTCCAACTTCTTCAAATCAAGCAGAAGAATTTTATGATGCTTCTTATTCTTTGGATAATTTAAATGCCTTTGATGCAGTACAACTTAAAATTGTTATGAAATCATCTAACAGTTCTCAAGTGCCTAGAATTAAAGATCTTCGTGTGATTGCCTGCGCATGATGAAAGGTTTTGTTAAAATACAAAACAAGGATGGTCTTTTAAGAGACATGTCAAGTGGTGCAGTAATAAATACAAATAGAACCGATTATGAAAATTATTTACAAAGAAAAAACTCTAGTAAAGAATTACATCAACAAATTAAACAAAACTCTGATAAAATAGAAAAAATTGAATCAGATTTAGATGAGATAAAACAAATGCTCACAATGCTTATTAAGGGTAAACAATAATGGCAACAATCGTACTTCGATCAGGCAAGGGCAGTCCACTAACGATTGCAGAAGCAGATGCTAACATCAACAATTTAAATAATGAAGTTGGAACTAAACTAGCATCTTCAACCTATACTGCAGCAGATGTTCTCACTAAAATTAAAACAGTTGATGGAGTTGGTTCTGGTTTAGACGCTGATTTACTAGATGGTTTAAATGCATCGACAACTCATGTATCAAGCACATCGACAGTAGTTGCTCGTGATACATCTGGTAATTTTTCTGCAACTACCATTACTGCCGATTTAACTGGTAATGTAACAGGTAATGTTATAGGTAATTTAACTGGTACAGTTACTGGTAATGCAACCAATGTTAGTAGTGTTGTTGCAATTGGTAATGGGGGTACTGGTGCCAATACTCAAGCTACAGCAAGAACTAATCTTGGATTAGGAACTATGGCTACGCAAGCTGCGAGTAGTGTTGCTATTACTGGTGGATCGATTACAGGAATAACTTTGGGTGTAGGCAGTGGTGGTACTGGTGCAGGCGATGCTGCATCGGCAAGAACAAATCTTGGTTTAGTTATTGGTACGGATGTACAACCATTCTCGAATGAATTAACTGCCATCGCTGGTGCTACATCTGCTACTGGTTTTTATGTGCGTCTTGGTTCTGCTTCTGTTACTGAACGAACTATAACTGCTGGTACTAATATTTCTGTTAGTAATGGTAATGGTGTATCTGGTAATCCTGTTATCACTGGTTCTTTAACTCCATCTGTAGACTATATCGTTAAGACTGGAACTAATGGTTCTGGTGATATCGGACAATCTGCAAATAGATTCGCTGTTATTTACGGTACGAGCACTTCTGCTCGCTACGCTGACTTGGCAGAAAGATATACAACTGATCAAGAATATGAAACAGGAACTGTTATTACAGTATCGTTAGACTCTTCTGCAGAAGGTACTGCTTCT